GAATCGGTGGCTTAAATGTCACTATGGTTGACTTCGCAGATAATTGTTTAGACGAAGATATTCGACCGATGTTAGAAACACAGAAGCATGCTATGCGATTTGTAGAGGCAGACTTATCTGAACCTTTACCTGTTAAAGCAGCTTATGGATTTTGTACGGATGTGATGGAGCATATTAGACCTCATCATGTAGATAAAGTATTAGATAATTGTTTGGCCGCTTGCCAACATGTTTTCTTTCAGATTGCTACTGAAGATGACTTAATGGGTAAAGTAGTAGGACACAAGCTTCATTTAAGTGTACACCCGTATGAGTGGTGGCTAAAGAAGTTTATTGAACGAGATTGTATTATTCATTGGTCTAAAGAAGCACCTGGCTATTGCTTATTCTATGTAAGTGCATGGATGAAAGGCGAAGACGTTGTTGATAGAGGTGTTATTAATACCGACGAAGAAACTATTAAAGCAAACGTAGAATACAACATTCAAAGGGGTTTTATGCAAGTTCAACCTTACCCTACGAATGACCAAGAAGTTATGATTGTGGGCGGTGGACCATCATTGAATGAACACCTTGAAACCATTAGACAAAAGAGGGCTGATGGTGTTAAACTGATCGCAATTAATGGGGCTTATAAATGGTGCCTTGATAATGGTATTACGCCTTCTGCTATGGTTATGGTAGATGCTAGACCTTTCAATGTACGATTTACTGAACCTGTAGTAGATCATTGTAAGTATTTTATTGCTTCTCAATGTGACCCTACTGTGTTTGATGGGCTTCCAAAAGACAGAACTTATATATGGCATACGAGCGCGGACTTGCTTAATGACATATTATCTAAACATTATAAAACATGGTATCCAGTTCCAGGAGGATCAACAGTCCTTTTAAGAGCTATACCGTTATTTAGAATGTTAGGGTTTAAACAGTTTCATATTTTCGGATGTGATTCTTGTTTAGATGAAAAAGAAGTTCACCATGCATATGAACAACAAGAAAATGATGGACAGCCGATCATACCCGTAAACGTGGGCGGGAAAATATTCAGCTGCAATCCGTGGATGATCTCTCAGGCACAAGAATTTATTGATTTGATTCGTATGCTAGGAGATGAAATAGAATTAAACATCTATGGTGGGTTACTCCATCATATTTTAGAAACAGGCGCTTCATACGCCGACATAAAGGAGATTTAATATGGCTGCATCAGCATGGCAATTATACAATAGTGCCAAAAAATATATAGGTAACGGATCGATCACTCTAGGAGCTGGCGTATTCAAAATGGTATTAGCGACAAGCGCAAGTAATGCATCAACATTTACTTTAACTGCTTATTCGGAAATAACTAATGAAATCGCTGCTACAGGTGGTTATGTAACAGGTGGTAAAAACTTAGTACCAGCAACAGCGTACTGGACAGTGGGAGCTTCAGCAAAACAAATGAAGTTTACAATGTCTTCAGTAGGTTTAGCATTTACAGCTTCTGGTGCTTCATTGACTAATATTAAATACGCAATTATACGTAACTCAACTGGCGCAACTGCTGGTAGATTACTATGTTTCTGCCAATTATCATCTAGTCAGTTTACTGTTACATCACCTAATACATTGACAGTTCTACCTGCTGCTACCGGCATCTTTACTCTAACTTAAGAGTTTAGTCGTGGCAGTAACAAGCGGCTGGGGACGAGGTACCTGGAGTTCTGCTGAGTGGGGACTAGGAATTGTTATCGATTCTGTAGAGGGATCGGTTGCAGTTACTGGATTAACGCCAGGAGTAAGTGGAAGTATTACTCCTGATGTAGGGGCGCTATCTATAACAGGAATAGAATCTTTAGTTATAGAAGATAGATTAGTCACGCCCGAAACAGCGGTATTATTAATTGAAAGCTCCACTCCAGGTGTAAGTAATAGTATCACTCCTGCACAAGGGGCAATAGATGTATTAGGTATAGCGCCCAATGCGTTTACTGGTACTATAAGTAGGCCGGATGTTGGTTCTGTTGAAATACTAGGATCAGCACCAAATATACTTAGAGAAACAATTGTTACTCCTGATGTAGGGGCAATAAATATAACAGGATTACCGCCTGATATAGTACAAGAAAATATTACAGTGCCTACAGGTGCTTTAGTAGCAATTGACGTTTTTCCTAGCATTGTAGTTATAAGTAATGTAGTTACTCCAAATACTAGCAGTGTTGATATTACAGGCTATGCACCGGATATAGTAGAAGGAATTGTAGTAACACCAACCGGTGAAAGTGTAATTATAGGTTCAGAACCTAGTGTAGTTGTATCTGGGTCATTAATAACGACTGGTGTAGGTCAGGCAGTTTTAGCGGGTATAGCTCCTGAGACAGTACAACAAAATAATATATTTAAAGAACCGCTTACTGGTATAACAAGTGTAGATTCACAAGCACCTATTATAAGTTTAGGAATTGTTACTCAATCTGGGGAAATTCTAACTGCTGGATTAGTTCCTGAAACAAACAACAGTAGAATACCGGGTACAGGAAGCACATTAATACAGGGCAGTGCCCCTAATATAGACAATGCTAGAATACCAGGCACTATAGATTTAAGTATTGTAGGCAATGCACCAATAGCAGGTTTTGGAATAGTAACACCCTCTGGCGCCATTGTAGCAACTGGAGTAGCGCCAAGAACAGATAATATTAGAGTTCCTGGCACTGCAGATTTAATACTAGCCGGAATAGCACCTAGAACAGATAGTGCTAGAATTCCAGGAACTGCAGATTTAATAGTATTTGGGGAAGAGTCTGAGGTAGTAGAAAGCACTGTAATTACGCCAACAGGAACTACAGTGTTGGTAGGATCAGCACCAAGCGTTGTAGTAGGTGGTAAAGTAATAACTACAGTCAGTGGCGCTTTATCTTTAGTAGGCATCGCTCCTAATTTAGCACAAAGTAAAGTAATAACCCCAGCAAGGGGAAATTTAACACTAGTTGGTGGAACGATTACTTTAAGTAATCCTACTTGGAATACAATAGATATATCACAAACGCCTAATTGGGTGCAAATAGCCGCATAAAAAGAATAATTTATAGTAAAATATAGCAAAATAAAAAGGAATTTATTATGGCAAGTACCTATTCAAGCTTAAAAATAGAACTCATAGGAACCGGCGATCAGTCTGGTACATGGGGCACAACCACTAACAATAACTTAGGTGATGCTGCACTTGGTGAAGCTATTACAGGATCTGCTGACGTAGCCTTTTCTAGCGCAGATGTTACAGTTACTCTTACTGATACAAACTCCTCTCAAACTGCTAGAAATTTACGTTTAAATTTAACAGGCACTTCAGGCGGCGCTCGCCAACTTATTTTAGGTTCTGGATGTCAAATTGAAAAATTATATTTAATTAATAATGGTTTAGCAGACGCGGTTACAGTTAAAAATACATCAGGTACAGGTATTGCAGTTCCAGCCGGTAAAACTATGTTTGTATATAATAATGGTACCAATGTAGTCGATGCGATTAATTATGTTGCAGGCACAGCTTCATCAGGCGCTAACTCAGATATTACATCTCTTACAGGTTTAACAACTCCTCTTTCAGTAGCACAAGGCGGTACAGGCGCTACTTCATCTAGCGGAGCTCCATTTGCTCTTAAAGGCGCTAACTCAGATATTACATCTCTTACAGGTTTAACAACTGCTCTTTCCGTAGGTCAAGGAGGTACCGGAGTTACAAGTTTAACTGGTCTTGTTAAAGGATCAGCATCCTCCGCTTTTACTGCCGCATCTGCGGGCACAGACTATGTAGCTCCAGGAACAGCAACCACATTTACCGCTACTCAATCATTTATAGGTACAAGTTCAGCACTTGGAGCAATATTTGCAGATGCTGCTGAAGTAGTAACCGTATCAGCAACTGCGGCTACAGGCACTATTAACTATGATATAACCACTCAATCAGTTTTATATTATACATCTAATGCTTCAGCAAACTGGACTGTAAATTTTAGAGCTTCAAGTGGAACTTCTTTAAATACAGTTTTAGCTACTGGTCAATCAGTAACTGTAGCTTTTTTAGTCCCTCAAGGGGCAACTGCATACTATAATAACGCTGTTACTGTAGATGGCGTATCCATAACTCCTAAATATCAAGGAGGAACTGCTTGGACTTCAGGTAATACTTCTTCAATAGATGTATATCAATACACAATAATTAAAACAGCAGATGCTACATTTACTATATTAGCCTCACAAACTAAATATGTATAAGGATTGATATGTCAAAATTAGGTTCTCGTGGTGCATTATCTTCAAGGGGGTTTGGGTTTGGTGGAGCTTCAGAGGCTCCTGTCCCCCCATTTGCTTCTATTTCATATACTACTGCTGGAACATATACATTTGTTGTCCCTGCGGGAGTTACTCAAATTTGTGCAGTGGCTGTCGGTGGCGGCGGAGGCGGTGATGGGGGTAATCAACCCCAACCTGGAGGATTTGCAACGGGAAGGTCGGGACAGGGGGGTAATTTAGGATATACAAATGCCATTTTAGTAACTCCTGGCGAGTCTTTAACTATAACTGTAGGCGCTCCAGGCAGTAATGGTTCTATGAACACCACCTATGGGAACCCTGGGGGTGCATCTTCTATAGCTAGAGGAGGAACTACATTAATGTCTTCAAATAGCGCTTCTGTAGTAAATTTTGGAGGGGGCGGCAATCCAGGTCAATATGGGGGAGGCGGAACAGCGGGATATTCTGGTTCTGGTGGAAATAGCAACGGTAAAGGTGACTTTATATCAGGCGCTAGTGGTAATTCAGGATCTGGCGGTGCAGGAGGCGGGGGAGGTTCAGGTTCACCGGTCAACAATTATGGTAATTACAGAGGAGGGACTGGTGGTGGTGTAGGACTTGTTTTAGCTGGGGCTAGTGGTGGTGGTGGAGTAGGTGGACCTAATACAACAACTAGACCCGGCGTAAAAGGATCACCTTTCCCTGATGCTGCTACTAGAATTCCTACAGTAGGTGGTGGATCCGGTGCTGGTTCTGCTGGCGGGGGCTCAGGGGGGAACGCCGCCGGGGGAGTAAGAATTATTTACGGTATTGGTGCCGGTACAACAAAAACATATCCTAATACATCTGATTAATATGTAAAACTATGAATCTAAGACATCAGTTATTAGAAAATAACTATTTAATTATTCCGCAATTTATTCCAATAAAAAAAGCTAAAGAATTAAATAAAGTTTTTGAATATGATTTAGAACACTGTCCTGAAATATTTACATCAGATGAACAATGTACTAAATCACCAGCTATATATAATTACATACCTTTTTTACAGTTATTAGTGGATAAAAATACATTTATATCTGAGGTAATACAAGAGCCGGTTTTACCTACATATGCATATGCAAGAGTATATAAACACGGTGAAATATTAAAAAAGCATACTGATAGACATGCTTGTGAAATAAGTGTAACATTACATCTAGATAGTGACGGAACAGAATGGCCATTGTGGTTTACTAAGCCTAATGGAGACATTATTTCATGTGTTTTAAAATCAGGCGATGCGGTATTATATTTAGGCAGGGCCTCGGAACATTGGAGAGAAGAGTTTAAAGGGTTAGACTATAAACAAGTTTTTTTACATTACGTAAGAACACAAGGCGAAAACTGTAAGTATTATTTTGATAGGAATTTTGATAGGAGTTAGGTATGGAAGAAAAAAAATATATTGTAGTAGATCAACAATTAGTCATTGAACTTAATGATCAAAAACAACCTAAAGGAACTCCTAACGAGTTTCCTCCAATATTATATTCAAATTTTAAAATGTTTTATCCAGGTATAACATTTGAGCCTATTAGGAATCCAGAACATATTGAACAATTTGGATACGGGGCGTTTGATTGGGAATTTAAACCTGAAACAGAATTAGAATATAATAAAAGCTACAAAGATGCTGGCCTTACTAAACGTGATGATGGCATATGGAAACCCACTTGGATTATTGTAGATGCCACGGCTGAAGAAATTAACGCCAGAAAAACTGAAGAAGCTAGGCTATTTAGAGATCAACGGGATGCTTTATTAATTAAATCAGATTTTATTTTTGCTCCAGACGCACCAGAACATATTAAAAATAATATACAAGCTTGGGTTGATTATAGACAAAAATTGCGAGATATAACTTCAGATCCTGATTTTCCTATAGGAATGATGGCTAAAATACCTAAAAAACCTGAATAAATATATAAAGAATGTTCTATCCTTTTGAAGTAGATTATGTACAAAATTGGGCATATTACACAGAAGTATTTAGTCCAGAAGAGTGCTCAAAAATTATTGAAATTGGACTAAAACAACCGTTAGAAATAGCAGAAGTAACCACACCGCAAGAAGCTACTCCTAACTATAGAAAAAGTAAAATTTCATGGATAACTCCGACACATGAGAATAATTGGATATATAAACGATTAACTGATGTAATAAAACATATTAACGAACATTATTTTAAATTTGATCTTTATGGGTTAGGAGATGCAATTCAATTTACTGAATATAGCGCTCCTGATGGTGTTTATAATAAGCATGTTGATAAGTCCTTAAATCAAAATTGCCGTAAATTATCTATAACTGTACAACTTAGTGATCCAACAACGTATGAAGGTGGAGATTTAGAAGTATATCTATCAGATGCGCCTCAAATCTTACTTAATTCATTAGGAACAGCTAATTTTTTCCCATCTTATGTAATGCATAAAGTAACTCCTGTAACAAAAGGTAAAAGATATTCTTTAGTTTTATGGGTTGTAGGTCCTCAGTTTAAATAAATAATAAAAGGTAAATAATGGAAAAATCATATCACGAGTTTATAGGTTTATATAAAAATGCTTTACCTCTAGAAAAATGTAATGAAATTATAAAAACTTTTGAAAAGTATATTAGCGATACCGAAAACTATATTCAGTTAGGCGCAAATCAATTTGATAGGAAAAAGTTAGGTCGATATGATTTTAGTATGCCACTCGATAGGGTAGAACCAGATTATGCAGGTGATGTAAACAAAGCATTACAGATGTGCGTGGCGGATTATTATGAAGAGTTTTTTACATTAGAACAATTAGCTACACAAAGTTATGAAGTAAAAATACAAAAAACTCCTCCTAGAGGAGGGTACCACGAATGGCATTGTGAAAGTTCAGCTAATTACAAGGATAGAGTACTAGTATGGACTGTATATTTGAATGATGTTCCTAAGGGAGAAGGTGAAACTGAATTTATATGGCAAAAATTAAAAGTACAGCCAGAAGCTGGAACCATATGCATATTCCCTGCAGGATTTACGCATACCCATAGAGGAAATACAGTATATTCTTGTGATAAATACATCGCTACTGGATGGTTTGAATATGCTTATCGAGCTAACAACTCTATATAGGAGTTAAAATGCGTGAGTGTAATGAATGCACCGCATGTTGTGAAGGATGGTTACACGGTGAAGTTAAAGAAATTAAATTTTATTCTGGTAAACCATGCCATTTTTTAAAAGGGAAACAGAAACTTAATGGTTGTTCAATCTACGATGAGCGGCCACAGATGTGTAAAGATTATAAATGTGAATGGTTAAGTAACCCAGACATCCCTGAATGGATGAACCCAGCAATATCAAAAACAATATTAACAAAGAGGATAGCGCATGGGTTTGAATTTTATGATTTAATTGAAGCTGGACAAAGAATGGACCCAGTAGTTCTTTCGTGGGTAGTAATGCACTGTGTTAACAACCAATATAATTTACGGTATACAGTTGATGGTGGAGTTTATAAAATAGGTATGAGTAATTTTTGGCAGGATCCGAATATATGAAAATTTTAATTGGTATTTTAATTACACTTTGTTTAATTTGGTGTGTGCATAATGCTCACGCTGAAACTACGACAATTAATCAAAAGGGGATCCCT